TTAAAATGTGATCCCTAATACCTTAAAAAATGGGTCAATAGCCTGATGTACAAATTTTTGTGATGCTTTTTTTAACAAAACACTTCAATAAAATCGGTCCTATTTAAAACAGGGGTTATGTTAAAAATTTGTATCGATGCAAACGCCAGGGAAAGGAGAAATACCAATTGAACTTGTACTCGATAAAATCTGGTATGAAGGAGAAAGATTCTCACTTGAATTTCGGCGATCAAGTGATTTTTCGATTTGTGAGAAAAAGCTATGCCGGACAAATTCCGGGAAGGCTACCACAAAAAATGAAAATCGGGAAGGAACAGGGAATCAGGGAAGGCGAAATCAAACCTCTTTAAAAAAGACAAGAACACTTTTGCTATTTGATATTGAGGCCAACCATCCTTTTGAATGCTATATCCACCTATTAAGAAAATTTAACGGCCTAACAATCAAGCATTATAAATATGGCGGAAGTTCAGCTAAGTGATGATGTGTTCTTTTTGCAAAGTTCGCAAACGGTTGTGGAGTTCACAGCCTATGATGTTGTAAATTCTGACAAAAACGCAGGACGAGCAGGGGATTTTAAGTATGCCAAAGCTGGGGCAGACAATAACCTGCCCACCAACATGATAAAATTGGTCACTGACAACGATTCGAAACCTGAATTGCTTGGAAAAGTGGCTTCATATTTCTACGGATCCGGTCCTCAGCTTTACAGAAGGATTATTGAGAACGGGAAAATCAGGATTGAGGCGGTGGTTGATGCCAGAATGGAGGATTGGGCAGAAGCTGTAGAGCTGGATGATTACTATTTAACTGCCGCTTATCAGTGGGCCTACTTTGCGCAGGTGTTTACCGAGTTTGGTTTATCTGCTTTTGGGGAGGTTAAGCGATTAAAGTGCCGTGATTTTGTACACACCCGTGCCGAGGTGATTGATCCAAGGACGGGAAGGATTCCTCACTACTTAATCTGTGATGATTGGAGTAAAGGCATCGGAGATCTGAACCCTTTGAAATCCATCCGGGCTTATGTGGAAGGGATCGAGCATTATGCATCTGATTTCATGATGCAAGCAAAGCTTCCGGTACCAGGACAGGTTTACTATGGCTTTGCAAACTGGTGGGGTTCTACCAACTGGACCAAGGTAGACAACATCATTCCTTTGTTTCATGCGGCTGGTTTGAAAAACGGGTACAATATCAAGTACCATGTACGGGTGCCAAAAAACTATTGGGAGCGATACCCTGAAAAACAGAGAGAGGCTAAGAAAAAAGAATTTCGTGAGCGAATGGATCAAAGCCTTGCCGGACAAGAAAATGCGAGTAAGACTATTGTATCTGATTTTGAGTTTGATCCGATATCTGGAAAAGTTATTCCAGGTCTTGAGATTATTCCTTTAACAAATGTAAATCCAGATAAATCCTATCTGGAGCTGGCAAAGCTTGCAAAGCAATTTCAGGCATCGAGCCACGGGATTAGCCCAAAACTTGCCGGGGTGGATCAGGGTGGAAGCCTTGGAAGTAACAGCTCAGAGATTCGCCTTGCACATCAGTACACCATTGCTACGCTTACTCCAATTCCAAGGAAGCAGATTTTGAAATCTGTTAATCTGGCTTGTAAGATTAATGGCTTCAATCCTGATTTCTTTTTTGGCCATCGGGATGTAGAGCTTACCACCTTAGACAGTAATCCAACTGGCACACAAAACGTAACCGCACAATAATGCTATTCAAAACTACAGCTGAAGTTAAAACGTTTTGTGGAACGCTGAACGCTTCTACCAAGTGGGCAACACTTTCTGGATATGTGGAAAGTGCGGAACAGAAGTACATCATTCCAATGATTGGCCAGCCGTTGTATGATTACATCGATGCGCTGTATAACGGTATTACACCCCTTGGGGCAGAGGATGCTAAACTTTTAAAAGCAATTCAGCGGCCACTTGCATTTTACACAATGCTGGAGCTTTTTCCCTACATGTTGGCAAATGTTGGGGATGCTGGAATAAGTGAGCCAACGGGGCAGAACCTAACGGGCATCAATCAATGGAAGTATTTCCAGACACTTGAAAAATATTGCTCTGATGGTGATTTGTTTTTAGAAACCCTGCTTCAGTTTTTAGAAAATGCACCCGCTATTGATTATCCAGATTGGACGGACTCTGATGCACAAAAAGCGGCCAGAGGGTTAATCATCAATTCATCTGCAACCCTTGCCAATTATGCAGCAGTGGCTCAGTCTCGAAGAGCGTTCCTTCTGCTTCGGCCTTTTATCCAAAGATGTGAACTTCAATACATTCGGCCAATGCTTGGTGTAGCAATGTTTGATTCTTTAAAGGCCAGCATTTTAGATGGTACACTTTCGACAGATCAAAAGATATTGATAGACCAATATCTCTCCCCTTTGCTGGTTAGCTATACCTTTAAAGATGCACTGCACAAACTGGCATTTCAATTTTCTGGTATTGGTGTCCGATTTCTTTCGGACAGCGATGCAGTAAAACAACGTCTCGCCGCTGATCCTACTGTTGTTGGTGGACAGGTAGAAAACTATCGGCAGGATGCTGAGAGGTTGTTTAATGAAACCAAAAGGTTTCTTGAAGCAAACCCTATTCTTTATCCAGATTATCAATATCCACTTTCTGAAACAGTTTTACCTGCTCCAGACGAACCACTTAACGACACATTCTCACCTTCATTTGGTTTTTAAATATGCATCCAATCAAAACTCCCTGGTTAATGTTCTGGCATACGTTTGGCTTTAGTGGTGTTGGCGATTTTATCAGCACTGCCTTTGGGATGAAGTCCTCTGCCAGCGTATTTGTTCAGGTAGCTACAGCGGCAGGCTTCAGTTATTTCGCAATACTTGAAAAATACATCTACTCACCGGGGCAGGCTGTAGTCTTAATGATTGCAATGATTTTGGCAGACACTATTCTGGGGGCAATGGTGGCGGTAAAGAAAGGAGAGAAGTTTAACATGGCTAAGATCTCAAGGTTTTTACCCATCGTTTGTGCCCATGTAATGATCATGTCTGCCACCTGGCACTTTAAACAAATCGATCTGGACGCTTATGGATGGATGCCCACTGCAACCTTTGGTTTTCTTGGTGTTCGGAACCTGCTTTCGGTAATCCGGAATATGATTAAGCTCAAGTACATCCGGGCAGATTTCCTTTCTTTCCTCAATACTAAAATTGATAGTGATCTACTTACCGGCGAGGATGAGCCAGAGAAAAAGGATGCTAACGTTTTACCTTTAATTCTTTTGCTGTTATCGTTCTCATCCTGTGTAAGCTATTCCCGATGCGTAAAAAAGTACGGGGTAGGTTCTGACACCGTGTATGTTTCCGTTCACGACACTACCCGCATCTTATTGGCTGGTGATAGTATTACCCGCAGGTTTACAGATGGAACGCTGGATTCGATGGCCATCGGAGATTCTTTTGAATTTGAAAACCCACACGGTACCGAGGTTACAAAAGCGGATCCAAACACAACAACACTGGTGCCAGCCGTAAAGGTTAGGATTAGGAAGATTGGAAAGGGAAGCTACCAGGCAGAGGGAACAGTAAAGCCAAAGGAGGTGATTAAGTATAAAACCATTCAGGCCAAGTGCCCACCCTGCCCGAAACTTGAGCCACCTACTTCTTTAAAGAAAAAATGGTTCTGGCTCGGCATTCTGGTTGGCTTTGTGGCTGGTGGATTATTGACTGCCATTATCGCTAAACTTTTAAAATAATGCATACCCTATCGATTAGAAAAAACAAGTTCCTTGTTCCTAACTGCTGGGAGGAATTGACTGTGAAGCAGTGCACACGGATTCTTTCTGTGATGCTGTTGCGCAAATGGAACCACTTTACCCAGCTTGTTCTGCTCGAGGCTTTATTGCCTGAAGGATTTAAAAAGTATTTTGATCAGCTTTCTGATGATCAGGTTTCTGATCTGCTCCATGTTACTGAATGGATAAACAAGGATCCTGCAAAGCTGCCCTTGGTTCGGTTTCGGGTCGGGTTTACCTGGTACTATATCCCTCAGCTTTCTAACCTCAACAGCATCGAGGCTGCCGTGGTAGATAGCGCCCTGCAAAAATGGAGTAAGGATGGAGATGAAAAGCATCTCAATAAAGTGGTAGGGATTCTTTGCCGGCCAGCTAAATGGTGGATCGTTCTTTTCCCTTGGGCAATTAAATACAACACCTCCTGGAACGGCGATAAACGGCAGAGGTTTAATGGTGATCTTTCTGAGCGTCACATTAAGCGGATGCAAAAGGTAAAGATCGAAACCCGCCTTGCTGTGGTTTGGTCTTACCTCCAGATTAAACGGCAGGTAATGACGGCCTTTGGCTCTTTGTTTGAAGGTTCTGGAGATGGTTCTTTTCTGGATTGCATCTACCAGGTAAGTGCCAAGAATGTGTTTGGAAACTTTGACCAAACCTGCAGAACTCCTTTTTTAAATTTACTCGGGTACTTAAAATCTAACGCCAATGCCAGCAAGTCTAACGCCAGTTGAGGATTTTGTAACCTTCATGCAGCTGCTTGCCAACCATTCCGACCTTGGTGGCAGGATGGTGGTGGGAGACATCCGCAGATTTCTTGAGGAAACCCGGAGCGAGCTTACCTATCCATTGCTTTGGGTGGAATATCCAAACATGTACCTCTCCAGAAACGATTCTGGAGGAATGTGGTACGAAGCTTCCAGCGGGTTTACCATCTTGAAAAATGAGGAAGTTGGAGACCACGACAAAGCCGATGACATTTGGCGAGAGACGGCCAGCATTGCCACAGATGTTATTTTGAAACTGCATGCCATTGCCCGGACCAGTGGGTTTGAGTTTGAATTTTCCAGCCTTCCCATGGAGCCTATAAACCCTTTAACGGTAGCCAATGACTTTGGTTGGCGGGTAGGATTTCGGATTAAGCGACTTGTTTCTTCATGCATTAACCCCGATAAGTGGACATGATATACTATTCTAAAAACCCTATTGTTACTACCATTCCAGATGTAGCCATTGGCTATAAGGTAGAGTTTGAGATCTTTGTGGAGGAAACCCTTTTCTCTGGTTTAACCGTTTCGCTTGGTGTTTTTCAATTCATTTCTACCGGAACCGTTTTAAGCCAAAGGGTAGATTCTGAATTGGATGTCTACCTTTCCAATCGGTTAAGAAATACCATACCAACGGTAACAGAGTTTGAGGACGGGCCAGCCTTTACTGCTAAACTGAGCACACGTTTCCGGGTAGATTACCGCATCAACGATGGTACTGGTTTTGATGCATGGCAAACGGGAGACACCCACTGGCTCCTTTGCGGGGGACAGCCTTGGGAAGTTTTTACAGATAGCTTTAAAACTGATGCACCGGACCAGGTCACCTGGCTGCATGCGGGTGGGCCTGCGCTTTGCTCTCGCCTTTCACCAGGCTTTCTGTTTTTCCTTATTCCGGTCACGGGAGAGTTTAGCTTTTTCTTTACCCACTACTCGATTGCGGGAGTGCCAACGGACACTGCAGAAATTACCATGGAGACCATCAACAATTTCCAGATTGTTCAGATACCGGTTATCCTTCCTGAAGATAGCCAGGCAGATTATTTTAAACTTACGGTTTTGAGAGAGACCCTCCGGAGTGCTGAGTGCGATTTAAAAGTAAGCCGCAACATTAACCCATCTTATTCCATGGGCTGGAAGAATGGAGCAGGAGCATGGAGCTATTGCGATTTTGATGAGCGGCTTGTGGCCACACTAGATGTAAGCCAGGGGATTTCTGAATCTAACCCGGGATCGAGCTACTACAACGCTGACCTATCAGCTTATCGGGTTTACAAAACCGATGGCCGAAAGAAGTTTAAAGCATCTACCGGCTTTATGCTGGCAAACGATCTTGCTATTCTGGTACAGGATCTTTTACTTTCTCCTAACCGGTTTTTGTGGAATGAGTCACTGCAAAAGTGGATTCCAATATTGATTAACAGCAAGACGGTTGAATATAAATCGGATGGTGATTTTATTCGGTCTGCTGTATTCGAGTTTCAAACGGCTTTTGAAAACCAAACTGCTGGCAACCTATGAGCTTAGAACTGATTGCACCAAACGGAGAGAGCCTTGATTTAAGACCCGGCACCAAGCTAAATCTTAATTACTTTAATTCTGCCTTTGATAACGAGGTAATGAAGGGCAGTTATGTGTACAGCTTTGGCATGCCGGCCAGCGAAAAGAACCTGCTGCATTTTAATTTTGTAAACCGGATGTCGAGTACATCGGGCTATCAAACTACGCTCTCTGGCTATCGGCTAAAAAGTGGATTGATTGAGGTTTTATGTACTCTGGAAATTGGCTCATCTACATCAGATGAAATATCGATTTCACTTTTTACTGCATCCGGAAACTTTGCCGATTCTCTTAGAACTACAAAGCTCAGGGATTTGGATATGGGGGAGGTTACTATTGATGTCGATACACAAACTTATGGTATAAAGTTAGACACATTAAATACAGGTATTTTAAGCACTCGAATTGTTAGAATCCTTTCTGGTGGTGTTTATTATTATCATGGGCAGGAATCCAATGGATTAAACAGAGAGCGGGTATTGGATGAACTTTGTAAAAGGATAAACCGTGAGGAAAGAATTTATGTACCAGCCTGGAATAATGCCACTGCTTACATTGAATATTTCTCATGGGTTAAACATGGCGGAAATATATTTCTTGCGGAGTCAAACAATACCAACATCGAACCAGATAGTGTTGATGATATTGGAGTTTGGTTCTGGCTTGGTTTAGAGGCTGATTTAAAAAATATCAGGGATCTTGGAAATCATAGTAACTGGTTTTACTACGACATCGAGGGAGATCCTCATGATTACCAGGTTACACCAGTTGGAAGCAATATGTATTGCAGCCATGAAATTGACGGAGTAAACTATATCGGTTCTACATGGATAGATGTAGATTTGACAACGTTACTTGATCCAAGTATTCCCAGTAAGATAATACGGGTTCTTTTCTACATGTATAACAAAGCAGCAGAGAATCATCTGGATGGTGACATTAAAGTTTTTCCTGTAAAAGACGATACTTTCCTAAGTGACTTTAGCAATTTTGGATATGTAAACTACTGGAAGGATGGTGGATTTTGGACGGAGGTAATTGATGGAGCACCCGCCGTGGCTTCTGTGGCCTTTTCGCCGATGCTTCGAATGCTCTACGTTTTGGAAGCTGTGCATTCACTTTATCAGCTAGAGGTAGACGATGAGGGTTTTATGTCTAACGACTTTATTAAATCACTTGTCCTTTATTCAAATTTTGCCGCTGAAAAAATCTCTTCTGCCAGCTATACGATCACTATACCTGAAAGCCAGATTCTTGATCTTTTTTTAAACGTATTCAAAAGAAACGCCCTTACTCCAGATGTTTCTATTGCTGAGTTTTTGAATGGGATCCGCTCCATGTTTTTTACGGGAGTTTGGTTTGATATTTTTCAGAACAAAATAAAGTACAAGCCTTTGAAAGATGTACTTGCCGATTTTGAAAACGCCATTGATATTACAGAACTTGTTGCCAGTTACAATGAAATAAACTATTCAAACCCGGATGGATTTTACCTGAGATACACGCACGATGGTTCTGATAATGTAGCCAGCTCTCAGATAAAAAACTTTGAGGAAGAAGATGTGGTTGTTATTGATCCAGAAGCTACCGTTTCCGCTTTGCCCACCGATGTAGAAATAAATAGAGTATCTCTCGTATTGGATGTTAACCGATACTTTATTTCCTATCGATCAGAATCTGGTGGCATTGCCTGGAAGGATTGGGCAGGATATCTCCAGCCTTTAAAAGTTGGAAATGGAAGCACAGAAATTGCAATTAAAAGTTCAACGCTCATGGATTTTACAGGATCCAACAACAGCGGCTCTCCTAGTAAATACGAAAAACTAATTTACAGCGACAGTTTAAACTTTAGTGTTGGCCAGTACATAATACATGAAGGTGAAACTTATCGGGTGATTAAATATAGGCTTGGAGGCATTTTGCCTGTTATTCCAATAACGGACATGAGGTATTTTGCAAAAGAAACCCCTAGTGATTGGCGTGTTCCGTATGCAGGGAAGCAGAGGAAAAGCACCTATTACCAAAAGAAAGACACCTGTTCACTAAGGCTTTTGTCTTACTGTGGCATAAAAAGTAATCCTACGCTTGAACTACAGCCAAATGACTATAAGTACCCCTTTGCCAGCTGCGACCCTTATGGATCTTTGGGCGATGTTTTCTCAGGCCATGCCGGAGGTAGTTTGCGATGGGAAGGGGAAAAAGGATTGTACAATCAGTTTGCAAAACCATGGCTCGATTTTTTGAGCACTGCTAAAGTGGCAACGGTTTCCATCGTTATTAATGCCAGCCTGCTTTCCAAGCTAAAGCCTTGGCTTCTGGTAAAAATAGAAAACCAGTATTTTATGTGGAGCAAAATAGATGTAAGCTTTCCTCTTGATTCTGCCATGGCAAAAATTACCCTGTTCCGATTATGAAACTAAGATCCATCATTAAAAATATAGTTGTTCAGGGTAAGGTAACCATTGATCTGGTTTCGAGGTTTCTGGATGCCGCTGTATTAAAGGATGAGCTGGATGAAAAGCTTGCTGGCATTATCACAACGAAAGGAGATCCTGGAATACAAGGACCAATGGGGCCATCTGGCGAGGCAGGTGCAACCGGAGCAACGGGAGCAACAGGAGCAACTGGTGCAACTGGTGCAACAGGTGCAACAGGAGCAGATGGAGAAAATACCACGAATCATATCTTTAACTTTCTTAATTATTCATAGAAATGACTGAAAACCAACAAAAACTTTTAACGCTTCTTCAAAAAATAGATTTGGTTATGGCGGATGAATTTGAAAAGCTGGTTATGGCCAATGATCTGGGTATAGTTACCGATGAGGTACTTACTACAAAAACCTTGGACATAAGCAACCGTGCCGGCTTACTGTTAAACCCAACCCAAATAGAACCGGATCCTGTAAATGCGATTACGGAAACACGGGTTTTGGAATTGATTAATGAGCGGGTGGGATTGGTTGGAAGTTACCCCAACATAGTTCTTTCTATTGATGGTTCTGAGGTGGCCAAGTTTGACTTTCGAGACGTGACAGAAACAGCATTTGTAAACTTTTTAACGAAACACGGAATATGAATTTTCCACAATTTGGGCGGGTGCCTATATTTCAACCGGTAGAAGGTGGTGTAGCCAATTTGGCAAAAGATGGCACTACAGGCACATATTATAAGTTTGTAGAAATACCATGGAAAGCAGTGCCAGTTACTGTTGATGTTACAACGGATAAGGTTTCTGTTGCCAACTGGAGCTTTGTTTCGGTTTCTAACCAGATCGTGCTTTTGCCTGGGGATAAAATTATTTTTTTAAGTGGAACCCCAGCCACAGGAACCGCCTTAAATACGGAGTACACAATCACAGACTTTTCTGTAGCTGCTGATGTTGCTAGTTTTAAGCTATTGAATAGCAGCAACGTTGTTATTGACCTAACCGGATCGCCTGCCAGTTTGATTGCTGGATTTAACCTTGGAGCTAGGGTTGATGTGATTGAGGCGAGATCTGCACAGCCTACTGCCAGGGCTGCAAGTTCGGCAATGACCATCTGTGTTTTTCATAAAAAACCAACCAGTGCTTCACTTCTGCTTGTGGGAGAGTTTCAATTGCCAACTGCAACGGCAAGTGTAAGTGTAATTGGAGCAACGGCCACCAATACACCTACAGGAGGGTTTATCCTTAACTCTGGTGAGAGCCTTTGGTTTACCCAGTCAGCTTACGCAGGTGTACAGGATCGGGTAGTAGTTCATGCACGAGGCTCTATTTTTTAAGGTATGCACTCTTTTCCTGGTTCTAATTTATTCACGCGAAGGCCAGAGGGCTTTCCAAAACTTATCACAAGGTTAAAAACTCCCAGCTATCCTACTGGCAATGATATTTTGGCTGGTTTGATTTTGAAGTATGACCTCAGCGACAAAGTAAGTTATCCAGGACATGGAACCCTGTTGAGGGATTTGAATGGCGGGCTTTACAATGGAACGGTTTTTAATAATCCGGTTTTTGAAAAAGTGGAGCGGTTTGAAACTTTACAATTTACGGCCTCACTACTTCAATATGTTGGGTTGCCAGTTACTGGTTTGCCCTCTGGAAACGCACCAAGATCTGTAAGCGTTTGGTTTAAGGGCAATAATGTTGCCATTCCTGGGTTAGTATTTACTTATGGTGCAGCTAATATTGGTCAAGCATTTTCAGTTGGGTATTTTAGCGGATTGTTGGTGTTTAGTGCTTTTGGACTTAATTTATTTGGCCCTTCTGCGGTAAATGGAGTTTGGTATAATTTATCGGCAACATACAATGGCACTACTGCCCGTTTGTATTTAAATGGTATTCAGATTAACTCCGGTGATTTTGCTATCAACACTATTAATTCAGTTGCTTATATCGGTAGGCAGGTAAATGGTGGGGAATACATGAGTGGGAATGTCTCTAAGGTTTTATTTTATAATAGAGCTTTGAGTGCTTCGGAGATTTCACAGCTCTTTTGGGCAAACAACGGCAGGTATGGGATTTAGTTTTTTTGTGCCAGATCAAACGGGAGAGTATACCTTTGAGTAAAATTTACTCTTATGAAAAAAATCCTGTTTTCTCTTTTGCTTCTTCGTGGTTTTTGCCTAAACGGTAATGCTCAAAGCCCATCCTTTGGCAAAGATGAGGCTATTCATATTTTTATTGGCAGCAGCATTGTCTATGCAGGAACCCTTAGCCTTGGGTTGAATCAAAGTATGGCTCGGGATGAAAGAAGCAGAGATTTCTTAAAGAAAGGATCCTTAATGTTTATGGCTGTTGGAGGCGCAATAGTTTTGGACAAGCTTTTATCTTTTACCAACAAGCCGAAAAATATAAATCTATCAACCACCCAAAATGGAGTTGGTTTGATTGTGAAATTTTAGCTCAGTATTTTCTAAACTTAACTTAAAAGTGAAGTAAAGCCACGCCAACCAGCGTGGCTTTTTTGTTCCTATTCATTCCTTGTGCATGGTGCCACATTTGTACCATGGCCAATGAAACAGAAGAATACCACCAAGCCGTTCTCGATGTAGCAACCGGCTTTCTCGAAGGGTTTATTCGCGATGCCATAAAACGAGCCAAGGCCCGTGGCCTATCGGTAACGGGTAAAACCATCTCCAGCATTTTTGGCCAGATCACCGAGCTGGATAAAGCAGGGAGAATAGACATCTCCATTGGCTACAACCTTGCTGGTAAGTTTCGAGATATCAAAGCCCTTCGCTACAAAAAACAAGCTCCGGTAGAAGATCTGGAAGAGTTTGTGCGCATTGTGGGCGTAGATAAATTCAAGTTTATTCCTGGCTACCAAAACTCCAACCGGGTGCCCACACAAGACGAGGCAATTAAACGCATTGCCTGGGGCATTGCAATGAGCCGATTAAAACGACCAGCCTACGGTAAACCGTGGATGTTGAACACACTATTTAGGGCCAAAGTAAATCGCCTAACCACTATGCTTATAGAAGCAACCGGTACGGCCACCATTAAAATTTTTCAAACTCAGTTAAACCAGGAAAATGGCAACAAAGGGTAACACAGCCGAAGGGGTAATAGACCTCAAACTAAACGGCACCGAAGTAGGCAAAACCATAAAGGAAATCCGGGGCAATTTATCCCAGATGTACAAAGAGGTAAACCAGTTGGAGATCGGTTCTCAGGCATGGATCGATAAAATGAACGATATTGGTAAAGTAGAAGGCGCTCTCAAAAAAACCAGAGACCAGGTTGCCGATATTAAAAAGCAATATGCCGATACTGCCTCAACGGCGGGGAATGCCAACAAAGAAATGCTTAACATCACGCCTTTGGGTGGCATACTTGGCGAAATAAACCAGGGCTGGAATGCCATGCAGGGTTTTGTACAGGGAAATATTACCCGATTTGGTTTACTCCGTAGCGCCATAGCCGCCACAGGCATCGGGGCTTTGGTGCTTTTGCTTACTGGCCTTTTTCAGTACCTCACCAAAACTGATGAGGGAGCCAAAAAGCTTGAGGGGGCAATGAATGGGCTACGGTATGGAGTAAGCTTACTTTTAAAACCGATCCAAGACCTGGGGAAATACCTTGTATCAGCTTTTGAGAACCCTAAAAAAGCCATGACAGATCTTGGAGATTTTATCCTTAACAACCTGATCAATCGGTTTAAAGCCTTTGGCGTTGTTTTGGAGGGGATCATCAACCTCGACTTTGAAAAGGTAGGCAATGGAGTTGTTCAGTTTGGCACCGGGATAGAAGATGCCAGCACCAAAATGCAGGGGCTTTGGGAAGGCGCACAGAAGTTAGCTGAAGAGCTTGGCAATGCCTTTGATGCCGGGGCTGGTTTGGCAGACCTGATGGATAGAATTGATGAGAAAGAATCAAACTTACTTGTTACCAATGCAAAGGCAGAAGAGCAGATCAGCAGGTTGCTTCTACAATCAAAAGATAGAACAAAATCGGAAGGAGAGCGGCTGGCTTTATTGGATCGGGCCAGTGCCTTGGAGGTAAAACGATTGAACGAAAGTATTTCCCTTTCTCAGTTAAAACTACAGGCTCAGAAAATCGAATACGATCAACAGCTAAAAACAGGCAATGAATCGGACGAGCAATACCGAAAAGTAAAGGAAGCCGAGGCCGAAGTGATCAACCTGCGGGCATCCTCATTAGAGCTTCAGGAAAAGATAACCAACCGGCGTAATGCTTTACTCGATGCTGAACAAGCACAGAAGAAAGCCATGTCTGATGCCGAAAAGAAAGCGCAGGACGATGCCGACAAAGCAGAATTGGCCGCAGCGAGGGCATTAACCAACCTCAAGATTGCCAATGTAACCGATGAGAACGAGCGTAAAACCTTGCAGATTCGTAACGCCTACAAAGTGCAGCTGGAGGATGCCTTTATTGCCGGAAAGCTTACCGAAGAATTAGAACTTGAGCTGGAAACACAAAGAGACAATGCCCTTGAAGCACTCAAAGCCGAAAATAAAAAGAAAAAGGCAGACCAGAAACTAGCCGAGGATCAGGTAGACCTGGAAGCGCAAACCCTTGCAGTTGAAAACCTGATGATTGCCGAAGAGGAAAAGGAGCAGCGTTTGTATGAGCTAAAGCGCACAGCTGCGGAAAACCGTTTGCGGCTGCTGGAAAACTCTGGAACTGCCGAGGTATCTGCCATTAAAAAAGCACAGCTCGAGATTACCAAGATTGATAGCGACCACCAGGCGAAAAGCGTTGAACTTGCCAAAAGAACCCAAAAACAAAAGATTGATCTGGAACAAATGGCCTATCAGCAAACGGCCTCGGTATTTGGTGACTTTGCAGATCTATTGGCATCTGATGAGGAATCCCGTAGGAAGTATGGTGGCTTAATTAAGAATCTCAAAGTTGCCGAGATTGGGCTTTCGGGTATTAATGAAGTAGCAAAGATCTGGGAGTTTGCCAATGCCAACCCATTGAATGCGCTGATACCTGGATGGGGGCCAGCGTTTGCCGCCGTTCAAACTGGCCTTGCCATTGGCCGTACCGGTGTAGCCTTAAAGAAGGTAAATACTACACAGTTTAGAAAAGGAGGTATGATTTCACCCCTTGGAGGCTATGCCGATTTTGGCAACTCGCACGAAGATGGAGGCATCCACCTCATTGATGGCAAAACGGGCCAGCACTACGGAGAAATGGAGCGCAAAGAGCACCTGATGGTACTAAGCACATCGGCATACTCCAACAATAAACCCGTAATCGATGCCTTGCTTCAATCCAGCCTTTACAACAATGGCGCACCCATTATGAGGCAGGGAGGTTTCTTTGAAAATGGCGGCTTGGTGGACATACCAAAAGAGGCAGGAGATTCTGCCGGGGGTGCTGCCGCAAATAATGCCATGGCAATGAAACAGCTCGAGGTTTTAAACATGATCTACTCCTCGGTTTCTAACTGGCCCAAAACGGTAAACGCCCTAGTGGTTTACGAGCAAATGAAAGCACAAATGGAGCAAGCCGAAGCAACCGAACGAAAAGCGAATGCGGCCTAAATTACAGGGGCTTGGTCCTCCATCCCATCAATGGAGGAGAACAACCCGAGGTTGATCAGGTACTTGTAGGTAGTGGATTCGTTGGTATGGCCAGCGATTTCCATTATTTGCCTTACTGTAAACTTTGCCATGTAGAAAGCACAGGCTCCCGAGTGCTTAAACGCATAAAGGGTATGTTTTTGCCCTTTCATGCCAAGAGCTTCCAGAATCTTAAGGTTTCGTTTGTAAAACCTACCCTCGCCCACTGGCTCCGGTCCGGGTTTACCGTTTGGGCCAAAAATGTAAAAGGTAGCTGGGTAGGTTGTGATCTTCTGGTCTTGTATTTCCTTTAAAAGTGACGGGAAAAGAGTGTTCCACCTGCCTCTTTTGTTTTTATTCAGTTCCGGATCAAAAAATATCTTCTTTCCGTTAATGTCGGAGATGCGCAGGTTCCGTACTTCATCTGGCCGGCACAAGCAATAGAAAAGGATCTTGGAAAATAGAATGAACTGAAGGTCTCCCTTCTCCCTGCAATGGTTATAAATCTGGGTAATCTGCTCACTGGTGTAGGGCACATGCAAATGCCCTCGTTTCTCCACCTGCCTCTCTACACTTACAGCAGGGTTAAACCGGATCTTACCCAGGCGAATGAAGTAATTGAATACCGAGCTGAGGTTAGATCGGTAATTATTGAACGTTTTACCATCTAAAACCCGCTCCTTTTGCAGTTTCTCAAAGAACTGAATTACTTCCTCTGTGGTTATTTTAGAGATTGAAGCCTTATTAACCTTTGGGAAGTAGTCTGCCAGGTACTTTCGGATCCTCAGATAGCCTTTGATGGTTTCCTCTGCCCTACCCTGCCCTTTTTTGGCAGTGATGCAAACATCTATGGCTTCCAGTAGGGTAATATCGGAGGCAATTCTCTGCACTTCCTCCTTTACCTTTGGTGCCTGGTTAATTACCATGCCGTTTAACAGGTTTGCATCTATGCTGGCCATCTCAGCTTTGGCGTGTGAATACCTTTCAAAGGGTTGTTTAAGAGCATTTAACCTGGATCCTGAAACCCGTTGCCGTTCAACCTTTCCCGTGGCATCGTTAAAAACATAAAACTCGATGTACCACCATTTGGAAAGATCGCCACCATGATCATTGAGTTTACAAAGGCGGTATTTAGGCTTAGATTTCTTCAAATGGCTTGATAAAGAGATGGCCGCAAGACTTGTTAAAAATGGCAGTGAATTTGGCAGTGAGCCTTTGTGTAAAATGTAAGCGATTGACATGCAACCGCTTACAATGTCGGGGCGGCGGGATTCGAACCACTCCAAGAGCTTTTTAGCCAAAAATAAAAAACGCATTAGACTCATTTACAGTAAATTAGGAATTTTAAAACACTGCCAATTTCATGTAAAAATTGGCAGTGAACTGGCACTACTTACGTGGGCTGGCGAGTAAATCGATTAAGGTTTGTTTGGTATTTATATCAGATCTAAGCGAGTTAATAAGTTCCTCCTGTGATTTTAGTTTATCTCTTAAAAACTCAACTTCTCGATTACAATCGTTAATATCTTTAATTATTGCCTTTGAGTTACTAGCGTAGTGGGAGGTATTGGTTTGGTTTTTATAAGCGAAAACGGATTCCTGCATTTTATGGATATTTTGATTAGTGACATCATCTTCATAGCCAATTAGATAGTTTGGATCTATCTGTAGAAAAATTGCTATTTTCTTAAGTTGAGCAACTTTCAACTTATTCTGCTTCATCATTTTACTGACACCCGCTGCCGTAATCCCTAGGACAGGGGCAAGCTCATACTGGTTTAAACCTTTTTCTTTTAGAATTTGGCTTATTCTATTATTTACACTATTCATGCTGTGTTATGTTTAATTCAAAGAAAAACAGTTAATTTATCAACTAACTATCAACTCCTTTGCAGAAAGAAATCAACATCCTATCAAATAAATAACACTTTCTCGAAATTTCCAAATGGCAATAAAACCGATACATAAAGAAGCTTACAAGTTAGGCTTCATCCAGACCAAAAAAATGAAAGTAAGGGGCTATGCAAAGCTCTACGTTGAGCACCAGAAAAAGCAAGGTATAAACGCCAACGAAGTACAGGCAAACAACGTGATGCGGGGCATTGTACAAGACTACCAGAAGCTAAATGTTATCAGAGTAATCTCCGGGCTTGAGGAGTTAAGAGAGGGCCAGATGCCTACAAATGAGCTTCAAAGCTCTGAAATCGCCAATAGTTACAATTTTCAATCTCAAAAATTAGCGTAATGGGATTTCAACAGATTGAGTTCTTAAACTCTGAAAATTCACCCTTTAGCGGTACGGTTCAATGCTCTATAAACGAATCGGATGGACACTTTGCCATTACCACTGATGGCGAAACACTGGTAATAAAGTTGCCTCTCCTGGCCGTTGATTTTACCCGAAAAAATGCAATAAAAAAGTTGGTAACTCTTGGGCTAGTAGCTCTTAATGGTGTTGAGTATCTACAAAAGCTACCTCCAGCAATGGAACAAAAATCAACCAATGGTTAATATGAATCTACAAGAGAGCTTTCCAGAAACCGTTGCGCTTAATGTCGCATGTGAGCTGCTTGGGTTATCTCCTTACGAGATCCGCTTTAAGGTATTATCCCGGCAAATATCCAGCCTTAGTTATGAGGACATCAACTTAAAGTCTATTGCCCACTATTTAATGGAGGTCAAAGGCTGGGATCAGGATTATACAGAACTATTTATTCACCAAACCCTTAAACCATAAGATGAAAACCAAGTACCTCGTTTTTTATGTGGTTACCTCCTCATCTTCTTCCCTTACCTCGCACAGCTCAGGCTTTTTTGATCTCGGGTTTAGGATTGAAAATCAGGAACACCTGGACATGCTCAGGGAATTTATTCGAGAGCGTGTAAACATGAAGGGAGTTTACATCTCCATTACCGGGCTTTACGATGTAACCCCGCCCAAGCCAACTAATACAAAAAAACCGGTCTATAACAGACCCACAAAACGCCTCTAAAGTTATGCTAAAAACAACCTTTGAGGTAAGCCAGCAGCTTACCGACCGGGCAAACTCTGCCCCTATTTTAGGCCACTGCCCACATTGCAAGTGGTTAGGTATGATGCCCGAACCACATCACCCGGAATGTCCGCAGCGGCAAGGGCCAGCCCCCATCTTTTTTCGATACGGTCTTGATTCTTCACCTTTTAACCTGTTTACCAATGTCAATGCACGCAATAATTGAAGGAAGCATCTGGCTTGCATTCCTAGCCATGTGGTTTGTTGCTGCCATCTTCTTTGCCCAGTGGAAAAGAAAGAAAACATCCATTAAGGAAGATCTGGAGAACCTTAAAAAAATGCAGCAGAATGGCCACAAAGATTGAATGGACGGACCGCACCTGGAACCCGTTGGCGGGCTGCACTATGGTGAGCCGAGCCTGTGAAAATTGCTATGCCATGAGAATGGCCTTTCGCCTGGAGCAAATGGGCCAGGATAAATATAAGGGAACCACCCGCAAAACAGAAGGCGGGAAGATTGTATGGAGTGGCAAAATCAACTTTGATGAGAAGGCACTATTAGAACCGCTGAAATGGAAAAAGCCGCAGCGGGTTTTTGTGAACTCCATGAGTGATTTATTTCATGAGGATGTAAACCCGTATTGGATAGATCATGTGTTTGCTTTAATGGCTGCAACGCCACACATTACTTATCAGATACTTACAAAACGTCCAGATCGAATGGCCGAGTATCTGAACGATGAAGATCTTGGGCATGATCTTGATGATTCTGCAAGGAGATTGGATCTTAAAATTCCTTTTAAATGGCCACTGCCAAACGTTTGGCTGGGGACAACCATTGAGAACCAGAAGGAGGCAGATAAGCGGATTTATCATTTGATTAAATGCCCGGCAGCGGTGCGATTTGTGAGCTGTGAGCCGTTGGTGGGACCGATTGACCTTACAAAAGTTAGGCGAGCTGATGTTGAGACTCTACCAAATTATAGATACGACTGCCTTCGAGCAGGAACGTGGACCAGTGGGTTTTATCCAGGTGAGTTTGTAAACCATTCTGACGTATGTGATGAAGTGATCCACTGGGTAATAGCCGGGGGAGAATCTGGACCTAAAGCTGAGCCGAGCCATCCGGATTGGTTTAGGAGTTTGAGAGATCAGTGTGAGGCGGCGGAGGTGCCTTTCTTTTTTAAGCAGTGGGGGGAGTGGTGCCCAATCGGTCAAATTCAAAATGATGAAAGTGTCCGTGGATTTACAAGCTACAAAGTGTTTGACACTGAAACCTGTAGCCATAGGGTTGGCAAAAACGCTGCGGGAAATTTTCTGGATGGTAAGGAGTGGAACAAATTTCCGAAGGGAAGGAATGAGGTGCAAAATGGCTGATATTTTGAAAATGCCAAAGCTTCACCTGGCAACGAGTAAGGATTGTATGAGACCTTCTTTGGGTGGGGTTTTGATTGAAGACAATGCAGGGATAGCAACCGATGCCCATTTGTTGGTAAAGGTTTCTCTGGAAAATGTTATCCTGGATAATATCCTTGAATTGATGAATGGCATGCTATTGCCTGCCAAAATGTGGGCTCATTTCTGTTCTGCAAAGTATCCTGTTTTTACTGTTGAGGATAACAAGGTGTTTTTCAGAGGGCCCTTTGGTGACTTGAGAGTAAGAGGTATGGATGAAAGGTTTCCAGAGTATAAAAATGCAGTGGATTACTGGCAACCAAATTCTGTTGATGTAATCGCTTTTAATCCGAAATACCTGGAGATTATCAACAAGGTTTTCGAAAATCCACAGGCTGGGTTGCGAATTGATTTTAGTGCTGCAAATAAGCCTGTAAGGGTTGTACCAAATGAGCCTGATCATTCTCCTTGGAAATGCGAGGCTTTTTTAATGCCTCAGATGCTTAGTAATTGTGAAAGGGATGCCCCATTTGCGTTTTTTAAATCTGGCGCTGTGGAAGCCGGAAGGAATGAGGGGGAGAAGTGAATCAACCCACATTTTTAATCATAGACCTTTTCTGTGGTTTCGGAGGAACTACACTGGGGTATGACAGGGCTTTGATCGAGGGCGAAAAGGTGGCGAAGGTAATTGCCTGCGTAAACCATGACCCGAAGGCGATTAACAGCCATTTTCTTAACCACCCGGATGTGGTGCACTTTACGGAGGATATCCGCACGCTGGAACTTGGGCCGCTGGTGGAACTGGTACGCAAAGCGAGAATACAGTACCCGAATGCGTATGTGGTGCTTTGGGCATCGCTGGAATGCACCAACCACAGCAAGGCGAAGGGTGGCCTTCCCCGCGATGCGGACAGCCGGACCCTGGCTTGTGATTTGTTCCGATACCAGGAGGCACTGGATCCGGACTTTGTGAAAATTGAAAACGTGGTGGAGTTTATGGCTTGGGGGCCGCTGGATGCCAACAATAAACCGATAAGCCGCAAGAATGGGCAGGATTGGGTACGATGGAGAGCGGAGATGTGCAGCCGTGGGTACTATGATGAGTGGCGGGAATTGAATTCTGCCAACTTCGGGGCTTACACCAGCCGAAACCGGTTGTTTGGGTGCTTTGCGAAACATGGTTTACCCATCACCTGGCCGGAGCCAACACACTCCAAGAAGGTAAGACCCGGCATGTTTGGCAGTTTGGCACCTTGGAAGGCTGTAAAGGATGTACTTAAAATGGAAGATGAAGGCGAATCGATCTTCACACGCAAAAAGCCGCTATGTGATAACACTTTAAAAGTGATTTACAAAGGCATTATCAAAGCTTTAGAGAAGGGGAACGATTCTATTCTTTTTGCTTACTACGGCAATGGTGACAATCTAAATTTATTGGATCTCCCATGTGGAACCATCCCTACAAAGGATCGATTTGCAAAGCTTCAGTTCATTTTCAGACAGTATAAAACTGGCTACAGTTCCAGTACAGAAACGCCAATGGGAACGCTTCCTACCAATCCAAAGGCCAATCTTGTCACATTTATACTCAATAAATCTTATGGGGGAAACTCGCATTTGATTGAGAACCCAAGCCCGGTGATCATTGCCATGCAGGATAAAGAACCTTTGTATTTGATAAAGGTCCTGATGGATGAAAACGACATCCTTGATGTCAAAATGAGAATGCTGATGGTCCCTGAGCTGCTGAAAATTCAGGGCTTTCCAGAGAAATACCACATGGTGGGGAATCAATCTGACCACAAGAAATTCATTGGGAACTCCGTGGTGCCTGATGTAGTGAAGGCATGGGCGGAGGCGATGGCAAAAAGACTTTTAATCAATTTTCAAAAACAAGCCTGATGAAATCAGAAACGGTAAAAAATCAATTAACAAAGGCGATCCAGGCGGTGGCTGAGCTGCTGCCGGATACGAACATAACTATAGTGATCTCGGGGAGGGATGATAAAGGATTCTTCCGGAGAAGGGGCAGCAATACGGATAGGGAAAGCTCTTTTCAGGATATGCGGTCACTACTCAATGTAGAGAAACACAGGGCCGATTTTGGAACACCTTCTAATAATTAAAATCATGACTTACAATATTAAAAAATCAAAAATTCAGTTATACAAACTTCGCCAGGAAGTTACCAGCGATTACTGGGCAGATATCACCATTGATGCCTACGAGAAAGCCGGAAGGATTCAAATTGCCTCTGACTTAGGAAACTGGCAATACTATTGGGGTTCAGCAGGAACTTCTTTTAAAGCTTTCCTGACCAAGCTTGACATTCACTATACGGCAGGAAAATTTGGGGTGGGTAGGTTCTTTGATTTTCAAAAAACTATCAATCTGTGGAAATCGGAAATAATCCGGAACAGAAAGGACGAAACACTTAGTGCAAAACAGTCAAGGACTCTTTTTGATGAAATCAAAAATGTAGAAAGCGAAGCCCCGGTAACGGAAATTGTATTTCAGCAATATGTGTATAACAATGCTGTGGAGTATCTGAAGTTCACAGATTATATGCCTGAAACTGTTACTGGTATTTCTCCACAGTTCCAAAAGTTTTGGGATACGGCATGGCAGGCTTTTGTGGCTGAATTAAAAAGAGAATTGGCAGAAGAGCTTCAACCCGCTTAATATCATGAAATTCATACCAATATTATTCAGTACGCCGATGGTCCAGGCGATTCAAGAGGGCCGGAAAACGCAGACCAGGCGGGAGGTAAATTTCCCAATGGTTTGGCCCGATTTGCTGGAAGATCTTCACGCTAAACTGGTGGTAAAGAGGAAAGAAGTTTTTGATCTGAAAGGAGAATCTCGTTTTGCTTTAAGGGACCGATTTGGAAAGCCTGGTGATGTACTTTGGGTGAGGGAGACCTTTGCAGTGGCAGGTGCAAGAACCCGATACAAAGCAGACTATGACTGGACAGATGAGGAAAAAAGCCTTGGCGAAATCGCTCCATGGAAACCAAGTGTCCATATGCATAAAGCATACTGCCGGTTTTTTCTGGAGGTGGTGAGCATACGGGTGGAGCGGTTGCAGGATATCAGTGAGCATGATGCCATGAAGGAAGGTGTTTTTGCCAGTCCTATTTATCAGGGATATGTAACTGATATGGAGGGGAGAAACTTCCATGCGAGTTCAGCAGCCCGCTCTTTCGAAAAACTGTGGTGCCAGATTAACGGCCCTGAAAGCTGGGAGGCTAACCCATGGGTGTGGGTGGTAGAGTTTAAGAAGATCGAGAAACCTGAAAATTTCCTAAGCAATGAACCTACCTAAATGCAACCTTACCCGCTGCACCCTCCGGGAGAGCTGCCAGCGGTTTGATGAAGCGGGAACCATTGCTCCGATCATGCCTTTCTTGCCCAGCGGATTATTTAACAGCCCATCCATCGATGAAAATCCAGATCCCAAAATTATCAAGAATGACTTTGATGCCATTAACTACGACGGACCTGTAAATGGGTGTGCGGATTACTGGCCACAAACGACAGGATTTGAATGGTTTGCGGAAGAAGTCACCAAAACACCAATTTCTACAACAGAAGCAGTGGTTTTGACAGAGGATCCAGAATTACCACCCAATCAACTGAGGCTTTTTTAAATGCAGGAAGAATCAAAAAAAATCGAAACCGAGAAATCCTTCTTCCTGCTCCAAATGGAAAGCATCGGGATTGATGCGACCAATAACTTCTTTGAGGTGCCAAAGCGGATCGGGCTAAAGCCTAACCCGAATGGTAATTTCTCTGAGTGGGAGGCCATGGAACTGGATGAAACCACGGAGGAGGTAGAGAGGAATCTGCTTTTTACTGAGGATGAGGCCGGAAATATGGTAATCCCATACTATGACCTTTACGGCCACCTGCGGACGGACCACCAGGGCGATGCCAAATGGCCAAAACCTTTTCACCGGACCCGTTTCAAAGTACCGAGGCTAAATGCTGAGGGTAAGGAAATGAAGTACCAAACGGCATGGAAGGCGGGTAACCAGATCTACTTTACACCTGAGGTGATTTTGAAATTTAGGCAAAAGGCCAAAATCGAGCTCCTCGTTATAACCGAGGGGGAGAAGAAAGCTATTCGCGGCTCAAAAATGGGGCTGGATGTGGTGGGTATTGCCGGGATCCATAACTTTTACACCAACAACGACACCAAGAGGATCCATGAGGACCTGATCTGGCTGATGGTGGTTTGCAAGGTGGAAAAGGTTTTATTCCTTACCGATGCTGACACTCTGACAGTTAAGTTTGAACCGGGGAAAGACCTGAGCAAAAGGCCGAATCTGTTCTACACAGCATGGAAAAACTTCCGTGAGGCGGTGATGGCTGAAATGAGCATCCGCAAGGATCTGGCCCTGCGTGATGTGTATGTGGGCTGCATTTCCCGAAACCATGTGCAGGATGGCAAAGGCCTGGATGATTTGCTGACGCCTAAACTTCCTAACCGCCACCCTTCGGTTTTGGAATCGCTGAAAATGTTGCAGCTGGATAACCTCAATTTCAACATCCTTAATATTACGGATGGTAACCACAAGCTGCAGAACTTTCTCGGGGTTATATCGGCGGAGAACTTTTACCAGGTGTATGAGGCGGACATTAAAGACAATGAATTTGTTTTTAAACGCCTCAGTTACCGTTGGGTGCAGGATGGCGATAATGGCAAGCTGCTCCGGATTGGCCATCAGGATGTGAAGGAGTACATGCGCATTGGGTGCGACTACTTCCGCCTGGTGAAGGTGCCCAACAAACACAATGAGCTGGAGGAGGAAATTGTAAAGTGGAGCAAAGGGGAAATTACCCAGGACTATGGCAAGTATTTTATGGATGACCTGCCCAAGTACCTTACCTGGTGCAATATGCCAGACAATTCGCCCAGCTACCAGCGGATCCATAACAGTTGCTTTAATCTCTACAATCCGGTGATTCATAAGCCAGCAAAGGGTGGCATTGAAAACACGCTTTCTTTCCTCAAACATATTTTTGAAGGAAACGGCACAGCGGAGAACGACATTGAGGGAGACATCTTTACTGTGGCCCTAGATTACCTCACGCTGATGTGGCAGAATCCGACCCACATTCTCCCGGTGCTTTGCCTGGTGAGCCCGGAAAACGAAACGGGTAAAAGTTCCTTCCTGAAATGGCTGCAGGACATATTTGGTTCAAATGCCACCATTATCGATAACGAGCGTTTCAAGCAGAGTTTCAACAGCCACTACATTACCAAGTACATCATCGGGATTGATGAGGGTTTTCTGGATGTGGAGAAACGGGCAGAAAAAGAGCGCCTGAAAAAGCTGGCCACAGATGATAAGCAGTTTTTGGAGTTCAAGGGGGCAGATGTAAAGACGGTGGACTTTTACGCGAAGCTGATCATTTGCTCAAACGATGCTGATTCTCTTATGAAAATTGAGGATGGCGAGGTGCGATGGTTTGTGGTTCGGGTAAAAACCTTTGCTGAGCATGGCATCAAAAACGACCCGGACATGCGAAACAAGATGAAGGCGGAAATTCCGGCATGGCTACACTTCCTTAGTACCCGAAAGGTTTTCCATGCACGAAAGACCAGATCCTGGTTTGCAACGGAGCACATTATTACCGAGCAGTTGAAATCAATCATCGAGGCTACACGAAACCGGGTGGATCGGGTGGTGGATGGTGTGATTACGGACATCTTCCAAACCTACAAGGTGAACAGCTTCCGGATGGATGTGGCCACCATTGTCCAGGTAATAAAGCGGGATGCTGAAAGTAAGTATGCCATAGACCAGCTGGAGGTGAAGAAGTTTTTGAAAGATAAAATGAAGATGGTGCCATCTGAGCCGCAGCGGTTGCGATATCCGGAAAGTTTTAATGCTGAGACGGGGGAGATCCAGTGGAATATTTCAAAGGTAGGCCGCTGCTTCCACTTCAAGGTGGAGGAATGGATCAAAGGTTTTGAGGAAGATAAGTACAGCGAGCATGGCCAGCGGGCAAATATGGGCGAACCATTGAAAGTAGAACCAACACAACCGGCAACTGTGCCGCCAAAACCGAACAACGATGACCTACCATTCTAAAACCTTACATAAGCGCTTCTTTTGCTTTGGGCGAAAAACAAGCGAAGCCAATTTTCTTGTAACTTTTGTAACTTTTGTAAAATCGGAGAATAAGCCGTTGATAGTGAACAGGCAACGGATGTTACATTTTATTTTTTTTAAAATTAAAAATGTAACAACTGTAACAGGATTTCCCTTTGCCGACCTCCTAAATCTGGCTTCGAAATCGCTGGATTTTTGTAACAGATTTTGTAACACGTTTTGTAACATGATAAGCCTTTGTATTTCAGGCCTCTGTTTCAAATGTTACAAAAACAACAAAAAAAATGCTGTCTGCTTTAGAAATGGAGCAGCGTTGACAGGAACTCTCAAAACCTTACAAGGCTATGGCTGCTGATCGATTCTACACCACAGCCAGCCGATCGGAAGCCTGGATGGTAACCGATACCCAAACCCGATACGTGCGGGTGATAGCAAAAAGCAGTGTAACCGGCGAGGAGGACTTTTGCCTTTCAAGCAAGAAAACCACGGTAGAGGATGAGGCTTATATTAAAGGCTATGCGGAGACAGGTAGCTGGGAGATCTTCTTCCACTTGCTCAGCCAGATGCTGAGCACTATGAAGAGGAAGAAGGAGGAGACAGAAAATTTTTTTAAAGTGACAATCAATTAAGTTTTAACAATCAAAAAATTAGCAATGGAAAATAATTTCTTTTTCATGGTGTTTGTTGAAGGTCAGCATACACCTGCATTCAAACATCCAACACTCGAAGCGGCCGAGAAGGAAGCCAAACGCCTGGCTGAATTTCTAAACAAAAAAGCCTGGGTGTTGACAACCATTAAATCAGTTAGCATTCTGAAATGGCACGTTGAGGATTGCCGCCCATCCATCGATGATTTACCGTTTTAACAAACAATCCAATGGCACGAAAAAACGCAAAACTAAATCCTGGTGAATGCAGGCTGTACTTCATTTCGCACAAGCACGGGGCCTCCGTTACCAGAACGGTACAAAAGCCGATGATCCCTCAAACGGTGGAAGAACTAAGGGGCATGGGATTCCAGCTTAGGAATAGTTATGGAGGGAAGGGATAACGCCATCAAGCATGAATGAGCCATGCAGGTATTAAAAAAGCCTCGGATTTATCCGGGGCTTTTTTGTTTGCCTATTTCCTTAATAAAATTCCATATAGTTGTTTTATTAACCAATAGTTGTTTTCTTTGATGTATAAAGTCCTAAACCATTGGCAGTAAAAAAGATTCCGCTTTACGTCAAAAACTATGTGATCAAATTCTTTTCTTCTGAATTTGACGGGAACGTTCTCCACCTTAAAAATAGGGTAGTAACCCTTTCTCAAGATTTTCACCAGGCACCCAAAACACTGGCCAAAGATTTAAGCCAAAGCCCGGACCACACGCTCATTTTTGTGGAGTGCAAGTTCAGTAGCCTCCACGTTCTTTTTGCCATAAAAAACAGCATGGAGCGCAGGTTTAGAGAGCGGATGTACAACGAAGTGCAGCTGCTTATAAAACTTGGTTATAGCCGGTGGAATGCCCTTCAAACATTTTACAAAGTCCATTCTATTACCGAAGAAGATTACGACTTCAATTCTGCCTATCGCCTTATGCAAAAAATGGAGAAGGTAGATCCATCCTCAGTTAAACCAATAAAAAACGCATGCGAGAAATTAAGCACATTGTAATCCATTGCACAGCAACCCACCAGAGTGCCACGGTAGATGCCATCCAGAACTATTGGAAGCAGGTTTTAAAATGGAAAAGCCCAGGCTATCACCGTATCATAAAGGCAAATGGAGAGGTGGCAATACTTGCCCCATACGCCAATCCAACCAATGGCGTGGGTGGTGGTTGGAATAGCCATAGCATACACATTAGTTATATAGGTGGCGTGGATCGGGCAAATAAGCCGATTGATAACCGAACACCTGAGCAGCTAAAAACCATGGAAGCCCTTGTAAGAGACCTAAAAAAAGAGTTTCCCAATGCAGAGGTTTGTGGTCATCGGGATTTTCCGGGTGTAAAAAAGGCTTGTCCATCGTTTGATGTTAAAGCCTGGCTCAATAGAATGAACATCAAATGATAAGTAGTACCAGTATTTTCGAATTTGAGTGCTGGCCCGTTGGCGGTGGCTACCTCCGGGTTTATTTGTTCCGCTCCAGGTTGGTAAACCTATATTTTGATGCCAATGAAAATATAAGCAACATTACCGGCACCGGTACGGTTTGGCTGCTTCCTGTTTTTCCAGATTCTATTGATATAAAAGAAGCCTTTAAATCTAACCAGGGCGGCAGGTATTTCGATACAACCATTTCATTTACTTCGATCAATGTTAAGGAGGTTCGCTCGTTTCTGGATCTATACAAGCACGAGCGTTTTGTTTGCATAGCAGAAAAGCCAGATGGATCCATGCGGCTGCTTGGAAGTAAGGATCTTCCATTCTCCTTTGTTTTTGATGCTGCCGATGGCTCAAAGTTTGCGGACAAACAGAAGATTGAAATACGGCTAGGAGGGCAACAGCTCAAGTTTGCACCGCTTTACGTTCCAGATTAGTCCTAAAAAAACAGCTATAAGGCAAACACATTTGTTTGCCGATGTCAAAGATCAACCATATTAAGCACTTCGCTCCGGGCACTCAGCTGCGGAGTGAATTTGCATTTACAGAAACTTTGCCCGCCAATGTAGATGCCGAAGCTGGTATTTTAAAAGGCGTGGTGCTTTGCCAGGTAGGCGAGGCCAAAGGCCACGAGGTTTGGTTGGATCAATCTTTTATAGATGAGCTTGCCCTCCTTGGTGGTGCCTTTAATGAATCTGGCTTAAAATGTCGCTTTGGTCACCCTGCCGCAAGTGAAGATGCGATTGGTAGCTATGCCGGTTTACACTTTAATATCCGGGTAGAGGGTTCTCAGTGCCTTGCCGATTTCCACCTTTCAGAGGCCAGCAACGCCAGCCCAAAATATAAGGGCATGAAGGACTATCTCCTTCAGCTGGCCTCCGAAAATCCGAAAGCATTTGGTCAATCCATCGTTTTCATGCCTGGTAATTGCTACTTCTACGATATAGAAGGCAAGAAGGTAGATGATGATGGTAGTACGCCAGCCTGGGAGGCATGGAAAGCTCTGCCAAAAGAAAAGCGGAAACTGTATGCCACCATCAAGAAGCTCTCGGCTTCTGATTGTGTTGATACCGGAGCCGCAACCGATGGCCTGTTTTCAGAAGGTAGTCAATACTTTGACCACCTTTTTGCATTTCAGGCCGACAGCTTTTTGAACTCGCACCCGCACCTCAAAAAGTTCCTTCTCAATGATCCTGCTAAGGCGATCGCCTTTCTTGATAAACAAAAATCTATTTTAAAAACCATGAGCAAACCGACGAAGTCCTTTAAGGACATCATCAAGGCTGTGCTTTTGTCGCAAGGGAAAAAGGCACTCGATGCCACCGGAGTGACGAAGGACGGCGTTGCCATTACCATCATCACAGCCGGAGATGCTCCCGCCGTTGGTGATTCGGTAATTGTGGACGGTACCGGCGAGGTGCCTCCAGCTGGTGATCATGAAATCGTTGAGGGAGACCTTGCCGGATCCAAGATCACAACGGATGAAAACGGTATTATTACCGCCATCGTCTCTGAGCAGGCAGATCCTGCCACACCTGAAACGCCTGCCGCTGATCCAGCTGCACTTTCTGCTTTAACCAAAACCCTTGGAGAGCTTTCGGCTCAGTTCAAAGGCTTTAGCGAAAAGCTTGAAGGCGTAGAAAAATCGGTTGGTGCGCATACTGAGCTTTTTAGCCAGATGCAAAAAAACCCATTAACGAGGGGGGCTTTCAGCTCACCGGCAGCTGATGCGGTTATTCCTGGAGGTTCTCCAAAACCAGCAGGCCCAGAATCCTACACTACCAGAGTGAAAAGGGAAATGGACGAAGAGTTCAAAGCAAAACACGGTCACTATCCAAACGAAAAAAAAGCTAAGTAATCATGGCAAATTCTCTTGACTTATCAGAATTAACCTCAACCCTTGGTGCCTATTGCCGTGAAAACAAAGCGGAAATTTACACCCGGGTATTGCAAAAGGTTTCAAAAGATCACTTTACTCCTGTGGCAGGATCTGACCAGATCCCATTGCCTCGGTTGAGTACAGCTTCTATTTTGAAGCCAGCCAATCCCTCTGCTGCTTTTAGCGGCACGGCAGGAGCACTTAAAATTGGTGCACGTATCTTAAAGATACGCCGAACCTCTTTTGATGTGCAAATTATCCCTTCATTGATCTGGCCAACCTGGTTGGGCATGATGAAGGCGAGAACTTCTGACAATCCTTTCGATCTTCCTTTCGAAGCATTGCTTATGGAGAGGCTTACCTCTCAGGCAGGTACCGACATGGAATTGTCTGGAATCTGGAAAGGGGTTTACAACGCTGCGGGAACTACGCCAGCAGACACCATTGATGGTATCTTAACCATCGTTGCTGCTGAGATCATCACAGGAGAAATTCCTGCGGGCAATGTTTACACTTCTGGCGGTGCCATTACGGCAACCAATGCCGTTGCGCAGCTGGAAGGTGTGAAAGGAAAGGTTTCCGATGTTTACTTGGGCCAGCCTTTGAAAATGTTTGTTTCCCGTGCCGTGAAAGATTTTTACGAGCAGGATTACCGAACTCGATACGGTGTATTGCCTTACAATACTTCTTTCGAGAAAACCATGTTGGATGGTACAAACATCGAACTGGTTGCCGCAGCTGGTATGGCTGGATCTCAGAGAGTGATCATCACCACGCAGGATAACATCTGCTTTGGCGATCACACCGAGGGCAACATCGATTTACAGAAGTTTGATCGATACCTGAAGGTATTGGGAGATTTCGGGTACGGTATCGAAATCTGTGATGGAGCAGTTCTGTGGTGTAACGATAGAACGTAATCCAAAATGGCAAAGAAAAAAAGCGAGGCGGGGTTCGTAACCCCGCCAACTTTTACCAGCAATGGAAAAGAGTATTACCTGATGGTATCGGGTGATACATTTTGGCAAGGGGCTACCCTGGCCAATGTCAAAGATGCACTGGCTAATCAGGAATATCTTGATCAGTTGGTGGCTTCTGAATCTGCGCTTGTGCGCCTTGTAGATTTTGAACCTGAAACCGAAGCATAACCATGTGTGAGTTAATTACAGATTTACTTACCGATTGCCAGCCGGTTGTCGGTGGGATGTTGCCAGAACTTTACATTACTTACCAAAGTGATGTTGCAACCGTTCCAGCTGTTACCGCAAGTACCAGCACCATCGCAACAGCCATAACCATGAAGGCTGCAAAATTTGTCCGCAAATTTGAGCTTATGGATAACGAAACGGCATCATTGGAAATTACCGGGATTGGCGAGCGTTCAGCAATGGGCCTCAATGCCAAAATTCTGGTTAAGATTCCAAAGGTTTCTCCAGATCGTTTGCACCTTATAAAGAATATGGTCAATGGCCGTTTCATTTTATTTGCAAAAGACAAATCTGGAAACACCTGGATGATGGGAGATTTAAAAGTACCTGCAAACATGAAGCTGAACAAAGCCAGCTTTGGTGCAAAGGCCGCAGATCCAAACCATTTCGAAATCGAGTTTTCAACCGATTCCACTGTGGGTGTGTATAACTACACTGCCACCATCCCGATTGAAGATTAAGCACCTCATCAACTAAAGCCCTGCCAAACGGTAGGGCTTTTTTAAAATTCACTCTATTTCAAAAAATACCATGGAAAAGGAAATCAAAGAATTTTTAGAGGCAGAAGAGAAGGACTACAATACCAGTCTATATCTGGCCAGTAAGTACATTCCAAACCGGAACATCATTAACCAGCATATCCGTAATGGCAACTCTAAAGATGGGTTGGAGCGTTTAGCCTTTTATCTTGCGGAATCCGTTGGCGAGGCTTACGAAATGAAATCATTTGACCAGCCGCCAGCCATTGCCCAGATTCCTAAAAAGGATCCGGTAGTAAAGCAAGCAGTTGAGGAAGGCCAGGAAGAAACAGAAACCGAAAAGGAAGTAAGGGAGATTTCAATTCTCGAAAAGAACTACCCGGAGCTAAAAGAATTACTAGCCGAAAAAAGAAAGGTAATCCACGACAGGGAAAAGCTTTCTCAGGATTCGGTAGATGAGGAGAATGAAGAAAAATCGAGAGAACTGGCCAGCCAGGCACACGGCCTTGATCAAAGGCGGCAGGAACTTGATACTCAGATCAACTTCTTTTTAACGAAAGGATCCTTGCCTAAGCTGCCAGAAAAAACAGCACCTATTGAAATTGATCCAGCCTTAAAGGTAGAACGACAAAAGCTTTCAGAAAAGCGGTCTAAACTCCGCAAAAAACTAGAAAAGCAACCGGGCAACATTGATCTTCTCACTGAGGAAGCCAAGACCAATGCAGAGATCGAGAATCTCGACATCCGGATTGCCGCAGCCAAAGCCGGAGCGAATGCTTTAAAATAGTATGAAACAACTCCAGATTAAAGCAACCTCCGACACGGTCCAAGAAGTTAAGACACTAGAGAAAAGCGAGTTCAAATTGATTGCTAAGCTTAGACCCCGAAATGGACACACCGTTTTTGAGTATAACATGGCAACGGGAGAGGTAAGCGAAGCTGAGTTTGAAAAGATGGATTTGGCGATTAATTTCAGGAAGTCCGAAGATGGTGTGCTTTATGCCTACAACGTATCAAACAAACGGATTATCAGAAAGCCGAATTGCATCTACGATTCATCATTAAACGTAAAGAATTTTAAAAAGAAAATAAAAGCCGGAGCCAATGCCGCTCCCTAAAGACCAGAGCAAATAGGGTAACTTTTTTCATTGAATGGAAAGCCAGCTTCTTATAGAGGCTGGTTTTTTTATGTTTAGCAATTGCCTTTTTTTTAGTCCTACTTTTTGCCTGATGGCTTCCATTTCCTTTGTATCAATGGAATCCCAGTTACCAGAAGAATACAAAGCGGATAAGTTTGATAAGTACCGGTCTTTACTCCTGGGACGTGGCAAGCCAACGGACAAACAAAAAGTACAGCTTGATCGCTACCACCAGGCATGGACCTTGGTGATCTCTGGTTATTCCCATACATCCGCAGCCAATATCCTTTTAAGCACCTCGGTTGTAGATTCCTTTCCAACAGGGATGCGAATCGTTCGGGAGTGTTTACAGGTTTATGCCACATTAAAGGATACCTCCAAGGCTGGCCAAAAAGTGGCAGCAGCAGAAAACCACAGAAGGCTTGCCAAAAAACTTGAACAGCAAGAAAAATGGCTTGAAGCTTCCATTGTTCACGAAAAGGCAGACAAGCTTCTCGGATTAGATAAAGAGGATAAATTTCAGGGGCTGGATCCAAAAGACTTCCTGCGGCCAGCCATTCTGGTTTTTACTACCGATGCCGCCGAGCTGGATAAAGGAGATGTAACGCAGGACACAGATTACGAAGAAATAAAAGAATCTGATGGCGAAGAAGAGTGACCTTAAATCCCTTCGCCAATATGTTAATCCAAAACAGGCGGCATTCCTTCAGGCCCAACAAAGAACCAAAACCTTTATTGGTGGCCGTGGAGCTGGCAAGACTGATGTACTAGGAAATCACAACGTAGCAAAGTTTAATTTCCTGCCTCGGGGTAAATCCGGGCTGGCGGGTAGAACCTTTGCCCAGATCGTAAACAAATCTCTCCCATCCCTTTTGGCATGCTGGGAAAGGTTTGGCTTTCGGAGCTACAACCCAAAGACAGGGTTTGGCCACTTTATAATTGGCAAAAGGCCACCTGCCAACTGGCTTAAGCCGTGGAACCAGGTTGAAGATTATTCCAACTGCATTACATGGATAAACGGGTACACCATTGAAATGATGAGCTTCCACAGGCCAGATAGCAACAGGGGTGGTAGTTTGGATGCCTACGATATTGATGAGGTCGCAGATTTTGGAGAAGAGAATATGAAGGTTTTGCGGCCAATGGTCCGGGGCAATACCCGGCCAACGGAACGGTTTAACGGGCACTACCTCCACCAAAGCAAATGCCACTTTGGATCTGCTCCCTGGACACAGGCAGGCCAATGGATTTACAAGGTGGAGGAAATGGCCAAAAAGCTTCCAAACAACTATTTCTTTATCGAGGCAACCTCAAAGGATAACGAAGCAGTTCTCGGGCCAAACTGGTTGGAGGAACAGCTGAACGACTTAACACCACTCCAAGCCTATGTAGAACTTTGGAACGGTAGGCTCAAAAAGATACCTAATGGTTTTTACCCATCCTTCAACGAGAAGCGGCATGTAACCTACGACACCATGGATTACGATTACAACGAATCCTTTGCCAGCAAGCTCCTATTTGTTGCGGGTGATAACTTCCTGGTAAAAACCCAACGCCTTGAACTGAGCTTTGATTTCAATGCTGGTTTTACTTCGATGCTGGTTTGCCAGGAAGTAGCCACCGCCAACTGGCCAGAGTTCCGCATAAATGAAAACATATATGTGAAACCCATGGAGGTGGATCTCGATACCTATGATTCTTTAATCTATGCACTCATCGATAAATTTGCAGATCAGTACAAAAACCACCCGATCAAAGAGTGCGTGATCTATGGAGATCGGAACGGTAACAACAAATCAGCAGGATCAAACAAAACCTTTTACGACCAGGTAAGAGAAGGATTGGCAAAGCATGGGTGGCGATCTGATTCTCCTATACTTGGACTGGATAGCCCTCACCGGTTAAGGTACCTTCTTGTTAATCGGCTTTTAAGTGAAAAGGAAGCCCGATCTGTGCGCATCCGGATTAACGGCAACAAATGCAAACAGCTCATCTCCTCTCTGGAAAACACACCCGTTAAACTGGATTTCTCAAAAGATAAGAAGTCCGAAGCCAGTACAGTAATTGACCAGGCAGAAGCCACGCACTTGGGCGATTGCTTCGACAACATCGTGTACAGAAAGTACCAACGGTACCTCACTGGTATGTCCGAACACTCTACGATAATGATCGGAGACTGGAACGGATAATCCAGAACAAATCTTGATTTTCATATTTCCCGTAAAAGTGAAAAAAGGCAATTGC